CATTGCTGTCTTTGATCTTGCCAGCCAGAACAGCCAACGCAATCTCAGCGACCTTTTCGCCGTAATAGTTTCCTCTTTCCTCTTTCGCGATAGCGAAAGCGGCGGCAAATTTTGGGTCATCTTTAGTCCAACGCCATATGGTCGCCCAATCAGGCATGTCATCATCGCGGCAGACGCTTGCATGACTGCGCCCTTCGCTAATGCGTTGCAGGAAGTTTTTTACAACTTCCGGCGTTTTTTTAGATTTTGCCATGAGAAACCTCTCGAGAACCCGCAAGTCATTCATTATGTTCGATAAATAACCAACGGAGAGCGAAATGACTGATATTAAATTTACTAACCCACACGAAGAATATTGCTTTAACAATGCAGCTTATTTTACCGCATGTCGCGGCAACCGCATCCAGCAAACCTTCAAGCGTATAGAGTTCGACAGCTTTAATGCTGCCGTTAATTATGGCCGCCAGCAAAACGATGGCCGCACTATGATTTATGCAGTAACAGCGCAAGGACGCGATGCGCATATTTGCAACGCTTAGTCGGCGTCCTCGTCTGCATCAGGAACATTGACTTCAACAAGGCCGCATTCATTTGCGGCCTTTTTGCCATCGCCCTTTACAAATACCAAAACATTTTGATGTGTCTTGCCTAGCTTGCGACTTGCCGCAAACTGGCGCCCTGCCCTTACTGGCAGCGATCCAACCGCAGTGACTAGGATAGCTTCATTATAGTAATGCAAGCCAGCCTGTCGGAAAGCCTCAATGGTATCGCCGACAAAATTGTAATAATTACCAGCCTTATCCCTAACTTCGCCAACAACAAAGCAAGCAAAGCGGTTATCCTTTAACAGCTTGCAACTTTCGTTGATGATGTCGAAATAGGCCTGTTTGAACTCATTATAACCAAGCGTTGATAGATCAGCCGGATTATCGCTATAAACTTCCAAGTCAGCATATGGCGGGCAGCTATATATCAGGTCAGCTTGTATGCCTTCAGCAAGCTTGCCAATATTGCGGCTGTCGCCTGTGTGCCATACTGGCATCGGATCATCGCAAATATCATCGCCTTGCTGCCGGTTTGCTTCAACCTGTTCGGCGCGTAACTCTATCCCAACATATTGTCGGCCAAGCTTAGAGGCAACAACGCCCCTAACGGAACCGCCTGCAAATGGGTCTAAAATGACCCCATCTTTAGGGCTGAACCAGCTATAACCAAGTTCGCAAAGAACAGGGTCAAAAATGCTTGTGGCGTTCATATCGTCAGGCTTGCCGCCCATTAAAGCGTTCAGCCTGTCTTGACCGCCGTAGGTCTTGCCAAGCATAGATTCAGGCATAGCCCTGCCATGTCCATCGCCTATAGCCTTGCTCTTGCTGTAATCTGTTGCAGGCCTTGCGCTTCCGCTTGGCGCAGCGTTATCACCGCGCCCTAGTTCGCTCTTGATGCCTAATGCCAGCCAGCCGCGCTTGCGGTTTTGCCACCAGCCTTCGCGAGCTGACATGACGCTGAATGGCGGTACACCAAAGCGATCCGATAGCGAGCCTTTGACAGCCGTATCAGTGACTTCATTTTCATCGTTATGGTCAAGAAGCGCATCTATCTCCGCAGGGTCAAAGCCTATCAGATCAATATCAAAACCTTCGCCCAAAAGATCGTTGACTTCGATCTTTAGCATTTCCTCATCCCAACCAGCGTTCAGCGCCAGCTTGTTGTCAGCTATGACATAAGCGCGCTTCTGCGCATCAGTTAAGCCTGTCAGCGTTATTGTTGGCACCTTATCTTCGCCAAGCCGCTGCGCAGCTTGTAGGCGCCCATGACCGGCGATGATGCTTTTGTCCTCATCAATCAGGATAGGGTTTGTCCAGCCAAATTCCTTAATAGAGGCGGCAACCTGTGCCACTTGCTCATCGGAATGCGTCCGGCTGTTTCTGGCGTATGGCGTCAGCGCTGTAACGCCATGCCATACCACATCGAGGTCTCGCATCGAGTTGTCTCATTTATATTTTAGGGAATAATTTTATTCTGCCTAGACCATATCACCTTCCGCCCCCACTTGCAAGCATATGCGCATATATGAGCGATTTATTGTTGATTATCCAAATTAATGCGCATAATATGCCTCAGAGTAATAAAACAGGAGGTTGATATGAATAACGACACAAAAGGCTTTTTTATTGAACTTGCGCTGTTTGGCGGTGTGCTTTGCCCGATTGCGATCAGCATGATTGGCGGCAAAGATAGCTATTTTTGGCAAGCGTTTGCTTGGCTGATTAGCTAGTGCCTGCGCTGCTAAAGCTTTACAGACACGCCGATATAGGTTGGGAAACCGTTGCAGAATGCGAAAGCTGCGTTGAGCGCTTTGGCGAACTGCGCGGCTGCCTTGACTGCGATGGGCGCGGCTGGCGCCAATTAACAGAAGATGAGGAGATTGAACATGAATGCGGGCGAAATGCTGCATGATTTGCAGCGATTACTGAAAGACAGGGCTGTTGCCCTTAAAGAAACGCCCAACGGCAGGGCTGCCGTTGTTGATGCTGAGATAATAGGTCAGCACGGTTTGAGCTGGTTTGAAGGCGATCCAGAAGCAGGCAGCGAGCGTTTGAGCGATTTTATTGCCGAAGCCCGCGATCTGATAGACAAGGTTCAGCCATTAGTTGATGATGCTGATAAGCTTGGCGCCGCATGGGTTGACGGTATTTGCGATATAGAAGCTGGATATGCTGATTATAAAGGTAAAGGCAAAACCATATTGGAACGCCTTGACCAAAAAGAATTGGTCAGACATGCAATGAATGGTGGAACGCAATGGGGCTTGGCTAATAACATCAGAAAACAGGTTGATGAAATACATAAGCAAGACAGCAACGAAAATGCGCGTTATGCAGAAAACTTGCTAAAGACAGCCGGCGAAAGGTTTAAAGCCAAATCATAGCAGAATGGGGTTTGAAGAAACTTGAACCCAAAACTAGCGGCTGTGAATTTTTGTGAACGCATCGTCTAGATCATCAAGACAAAGCCTTAATATCTCCGGCGCAGCCTTTGGGTTGCGCCCTTTTTGTCTAGCCCAATCCGCAGCGCTTCGATCATGCAGCACAACTTCTTCCACGCAGCTATAGCTTTCCCTGCCCATGCGCCGCGCTATCTTGTTAAAGTCAGCAAAAGCATCAGATGCGCGCTCTGTCATCTCTGCGCTGCCGCCTTTGGGCATCCCTTCCATGCTGCCGGTCATCTTCTGCGCGCGGCCTGCGGCGCGATATAGCGCCAACAGCCTTGTCGCGGCTGCGTACTGGTACGGCTGGATGTGCTTATGCTTCAGATAATAATCAATCCAAAGTTGGTCAGTGACGCGGATACGCTTTTTGCCGGCCTGTCTGGTTTCGATCTCCTCTATCGAATGTTTTGCTAAAAACTCAGGTGTCGGCAAAAGCACATCGTTATCAGGCATCAAACCATCCTTTCTGCTTTGCCAGCGAAATAATATCTGGCCGGCTTTTTTCATAGTAATTTGGCATCGCGTTATATTTGGACAAAAACTCATCTTTCGTTGATGGGAACCAGCGTTGGCTGATTCCGAAGTTTTCGTGCTTTGGGGTTGTGGCTAGTTCAACATCTTCCCAACGCCCTTGATTTAACCATGTGACAGGATGGCAAATATATTTTGCATCGGTTTGTTCGCTTTTAACCTTTGCGCTATAGGCCTTGATGCCTTCCAGCAACATATCTGCATCGGTATCCTTTAGCGCTGTCTTGTAAGCGCGAAGGGCTGCTTTCTTGCCTATCTTTTTGGGGGCTTCATCCCAACACTTTGAAAACGAAATGGAGATATCTTTATTGTTAATATCGTTTCTATAGTTTGGGTGAACGCTATCTTCACCCCCCTCATGCAAGCAGGCTGCACCCCCCTCATGCACCAGCTCTTGCACCCCTGCACCATTTGCACCCCCCTCCAAACTTGGTAAACGGTAACGGTTGGCAAGGTTGGTATTTCCATCGCGGACATAGCTTTTAACCACAAAACCAAGTTCCTCAAGAAGCTTGATTTTGTTTTGCGCTGTTCTATGGCTGCAATCTGCAACATCAGCCAGCCATTGCACAGACGGCCAAGCATAGCCGACATCAGGGTTGAAACGGTCGCAGATAGCAATCAAAACAAGCTTTGCGATAGGATCGTCCAGCTTCTGTTCAAACGCCCACGTTACTGCCTTTATGCTCATCTAAATCTCCCAATCTACGCAATGCGTCTTTCGGCACAAAATAGGCGTCTCCATGACCGCCATGATCTTTGAGCCATTTAGGCTGCTTTCCATCGGCAGCTAAAATCCAGCCATGCACCTGATAATTTGGCGCATTGCCGGTTACTAAAATAAAAACCCGATCATCAGCATCATCTTTGCGGATAATTAGGTCATAATGATGGTTAGAACGCGTCCTGACTTCCCAACCAGTCGAGTCCAGATCGCCACCCTCTTTAAATGTATTGATCGAGCCGCCCCAATATTTGCCAAGCAGTTTGGCAACGGCAACTTCACCGCAAGCGCCTTCCACATGGTTCTGCCAGTTGGCGTTCTCATTCTTGTTTTTATAACCGCGTTTCAGCGCCGCAATATTGCGCAGCAAGCCGGTTGTGCCAGCCTGCGCCAGTTCATAGCTGTTAAGGGTCACGGCAATCATGTTGCCACCCTATATTCATCAAGGCCGCCAAGTTCTTTTTGAAAGTTTGGCTTGTTTTTACAACGCGCGCAGATGCGGTTGCCCTTATGAGTGCTTTCGAAATTTCTGGTGCAACGCAGGCATTTTCGCATGGCAAGCTCTTCATTTAAGATGCGTATTTCAACGCGCTTGCCAGAAAAATAATGACAGCATTTTTGGACTTCATCAAAGCGGCGGTCTGGAATCCGTTGCTGGTAATCAAACCAGAACCGGACATGCTTTTCAGTAATGCCGCACCATTTTGCAATGCGGCGGATGCCCAACGCATAATTTCCGCAGCCTGTCGTCCTAAACAGCAAAACCATATCTTCTTCCAAATGCTTGCGGGCGGGATTTTTTGGCGGCTGGCTCATTTATGCGCTCCATTTAAAAGATCGCAAAAATCTTCGTAATCAAGCACGGCAAGAGGCTTTTGACGGTCTGCGCCAATAACCAAAATGTCGGCGCCGACAATGTTGTCATAGATAAACTTGAAGCCGGTTGCGCGTTTTTTGGCCTCGACTTCCCACGTTGTCCGGCCTTGCTTTATAATGATGTCATTTTTAAAGCCAGCGGCGGCGCCAGAAAGCGGAACCCGATAAGCCTCAAGGCCATGCGCTTTTGCGGTGTTTACAAGTTCGCGCTCAAAGCGCCCGCCTTTATCGCGGCTGGCCTTACCCATCAGCGTCAACATCGTGCATGGTCATCCAGTCTTGGACTGATACCGCGCCCTTAGTCATTTTGTGGATTTGCATCATGCGCATACCGCTAGGAACGGTGCTTTTATATAGATATTTGTGAACAGTTGCCTGACAAACGCCAAGACGCGCCGCAAATTCTTTTTGCGACATGGCGTTTTCTACCAGATATTGATTAAGTTTCATTATGAGAGGCCACCTGTTGTTATGTTTACCAAGAGGCATAATATGCGCATGAACGGTAAAGTCAACTCGCTAGAGGCATATTTTTAATTTACGCGCTTAATAGTTGCATAAAAGTAAACATATGCTAAAGTCCGCAATCCTATTGAAAGCTTAAAGGAAATGATTATGGAGGGAATATTCACAAAAAATGCTTATTGCAAATTTGATACTGACTGCACGGATTGCGCGCCGCCAAGAGCCTTGTTTGGATTGATCGGAAGCATAGTGAGACGCTTACATGGCGAGAGGCAGGAAAATGGAATACCAAAACAATTTGAAAAGCTTGAGGCTTATGGCTGGCAAGAGGCAAGCCGATATCGCTTCAAGCCTTAATATCGGGCAAGCAGAATATTCAAGAATAGAAAGCGGCAAGCGTAAAATCACGCCGCATCAACCAGCCCTCGCCAAAGCGTTTGGCGTTGAGCAAAATGAGATCACAGAAGAATATGTCGCGGATGTTATTAACAGCATCGCACCGGCTGAAACCTTGCCGGTTTATGGATTTCCATCACCAGACGGCGATGGCTTAAACTTTAGCAAACAAATGATGAGCAAAGTGGACTGTCCGCCAGATTTGGCGGCTGTCGATGACGCATATGCTTGTTTCTGTTTCGGCGATGCACTTAGCCCAAAAATATCAAATGGTGATCTGGCTTTCGTAAACCCTAACATCGAACCAAAGATCGGTTCGCTTGTTATTGTGCGGGAAAATGGAAAGGGCTTTATGGGCATCCTAACATCGCTTGATAAAGACGGCTGCGCTATTGAAACCATAGACCCACAAGAGGAACTAGAGTTCAGCCGCGACATTGAAAGCGTAGATCAGATCGTTATGGTTAAGTATGATCTATAACGCATATTATGCGCATAATTGTTGACATAAGGTATTCGCAATAGTAAAAAGGTGGGATGGATGAGCAAAAACAACCCACAGATTGCGACTTAACACCCGCATTTTTTGCCAAATACCAAATGGACACGAAGTCGCTTGGTGAGCGCTTTGGCACTGTTGGCGGCAGCGATATTAATACGCTGGCCTCCGGCAATGCTGAACGCATCCACCAGCTTTATCTGCGCAAGCGCGGCGAAATAGAAGCCGATGATCTGTCGATGGTCTGGCCTGTTTTGATGGGTCATATCACAGAAGAACTAAACATCGAATGGTGTCAGCAAAAGCACGGCTTTGAGATCGTAAACCGTCAGGCCGTGCTAACCAGCAAAAAACACAAAATAATGCGATGCACATTAGACGGCTCTGTTCCGAAATATAGGGGCAAGCAGGCGGTCATTGATGCAAAATTCACTATGGGCAGGCCTTTAGCTGGCGAAGAATGGCGCGATGTTATCCCGCGCCTTTGCAAACAGTATAGTCCTCAACTCCATTGGAACGCCTATTTGCTGGAAGAAAACACCGGCAAAAAATGCCCTTTCGGCCTGCTTTCGATCATAAAGGCAGGCAGCGAGCCAACCCTTCACGAAATAAAAATAGACCCGCTTTATCAGGCTGAATTGATCGGCCTTGCCACCTATTTTATGGGTTGCGTTGAAATGGGTGTGCCGCCAACAGAAATGCCGATAAGCGAAGCGCCAGTGCCACCAGACGAAACCGTGCCGGTTTCTATGGAAGGCGATCCGCATTGGAAACAATGGGCTGAACTTTGGACGCAAACAGTCGGCGCCGTTGCGACATGCAAAAAAGCTGAAACAGAAATCAAAAAAATGGTTCCCCGCCATGCGTCTGAAGCTTTCGGCGCAGGCATCAAAGTGCGGGTTGCAAAAAATAAATCAAAACGCATCGAGGTATTGAAATGAAGGAAATAGCAACGGCGCTGAATAAATTTCAGTCGCAAATGGGCGGGCTTGAGAAAAACGCAAAAGGTAATCGCGGCGCATACGCTGATATCGGCGAGGTTATTAACACAGCTAAAGAAGCCACAAAGTTTGGTCTTTCATGGTGGCAAGGCGTAACGAAGGCGGATGGCAGCCAAGTCTTGCGCACAATTATATTCCATACCAGCGGCGAACAGATGCCGCCGTCTGACTGGCCTCTAGCCGTTGATGATTGGACTAATGCGCAGAAGGTTGGCTCTGCCTCAACCTATGCGCGCCGGTATGGCCTTAATGCCGCTTTGGGCTTGGCCGTTGGCGTCACCGATGATGATGGTCTAGTTAATGGCGATATAGAAGACCCACCAAAAACAAAGCCAGCGCGAAGCGATGATGGAAATGCTCTCCAGCCATCAGACGCACCGGCTGGTCAGGCTGCTTCGCCAAGCGTATCTCCCTCCGCTAACGAAGCAGCCGCAACCATTAAGCCAACGCTAAAAAAGCTTTCAGACGCCGGCACGGTTAAAACACCCGCCGAAGAATATCTTGAAAAACTGCAAGCAAAAATCAAAGCCGCTGGCAGTTATGACGAAGCGGTTCAGATCACAACAACAGCCGTCAACTCAGCTAAAACGCTCGATGGCGTTGAACAGATGTTCCGGTTCTTACAACCTTCAAGCGAACAAATCATAAAGATTTTCGCAACGAAGAAACTCGAATTAGTGCAAAAAACTGCGAAGGAGCAAAGCGCATGACTGAAGAAAGACCACAAATAAAATATGGGGTTGATGACTTAACAATCAGCCTCAACGATGACGCCGCCAATAAAAAAGAAGATTGGCATAGCGATTGGCGTGGCAAGCTGGTTGTCGATGGAAAGACTTACTATGTCGATCTCCGCGATAAATCGGATAGCTGGAAAGCTGGCAAGCTTAAACTAGCCCCGCCAAAAGCAGACGCACCGGCACAAGCCGCAGCGCCAGCCGCATCGGCGCCGGTTGAAGATGAAATCCCTTTCTAGCGTGTCAGAACGGCCAGAACACCCTTTGCTGATAATACCAAACCGCGAAGGGTGTTTGCTGGTTATCGGCACAAACCAAGCGCAAAAGCAGATGGAACCTCGTCAATTGTATCAGATGGGTCTTGAGTTTTTGCGGCGCGCAGATGAGGCGATGCGTGAAAAAGAAAAGGGCTAGCCGCCACATTAGCCGCGAGGCTAAGTGCGTTCAATGCAGCCGCATGGTGCAGCTCGATGACAATGGCTGGCTAGTAAATGGAGCAAAAGAGTTTTTATGCGGCCATATATGCTTTGACAAGCGCCGCAAGCCTATAAGTTGGGAGGACTTGTAATGCAGAATTTTAAAATTGACGGCAAAGTTTCACGCGAAGCTAGGCCGGAAGAAATTAAGGTTGAAAGATTTGTTGCCACCAGAAAAGTGATTGGCAAAGCCAAGCCGGAAAGAGTAACAATTCAAGAGCCTGATCTTGTCATAGAACACGGCATAGAATTGCCACCGGTTGTTGGTTATTGGAGAACGCAAGCAGCGCGGATGAAAGCCGGCGACAGTGTGTTTTTTAAGGACGAAGAAAAAGCGATGTCTTTGCGTTATGCGCTAATTCATATCGGCGCCAAAGTTGCGAAGCGCTATATGCGGCGGGATAAAGGATGGCGGGTTTGGCGTTTGGAACAAAAATAGCCTGCCGATATGTCGGCCATGATGAACTTTATGACTACCAAGAAAAAGGCTGGCAAAAAGTTCAT